TTGCTATCAATAAAATCATTTATCTTTGCTTTCCCTTTTGAAAGGCGGACTATTTATTTCTTAATTTTTAAATTTCAATTCTTAATTCATAAAGTGGCAGAACAAAGACGAACAACCCGCACCCCGAAGTCGAAATCACCCCAGCCGGTCAACGATTACGGGCGTATCCAGCCGCAGGCGCCGGAACTGGAAGAGGCCGTACTGGGTGCATTGATGATCGAGAAAGACGCTTATTCGCTGGTGAGCGAAATTCTCCGTCCCGAATCTTTTTACGAACACCGGCATCAGCTGATATACTCCGCTATCACAGACCTTGCCGTCAATCAGAAACCGGTGGACATTCTCACCGTGAAGGAGCAGCTTGCCAAGCGCGGAGATTTGGAAGAGGTGGGCGGCCCGTTCTACATCACCCAGCTCAGCAGCAAGGTGGCATCCTCTGCGCATATCGAGTATCACGCCCGTATCATTGCCCAAAAGGCGTTGGCGCGCGAGCTGATAACCTTCACCAGTAACATACAGTCCAAGGCGTTCGACGAGACGCTCGATGTGGACGACCTGATGCAGGAAGCCGAAGGCAAGCTCTTCGAGATTTCGCAGCAGAACATGAAGAAGGACTATACGCAAATCAATCCGGTCATTGCCGAAGCGTACGACCTTATTCAGAAAGCCGCCGCCCGTACCGACGGTTTGAGCGGTCTTGAGAGCGGATTTACGAAACTGGACAAGATGACTTCCGGCTGGCAGAACTCCGACCTCATTATCATAGCCGCCCGTCCTGCCATGGGTAAGACGGCGTTCGTGCTCTCCATGGCGAAGAACATCGCCGTGAACTTCCGCAATCCCGTAGCCTTGTTCTCCCTTGAAATGAGCAACGTACAGTTGGTGAACCGTCTCATCTCCAACGTGTGCGAGATACCGAGTGAGAAAATCAAAAGCGGACAGCTTGCCGATTACGAATGGCAGCAGTTGGACTATAAGCTGCGCGACCTGCTGGATGCGCCTCTGTACGTGGATGATACTCCCTCGCTTTCCGTATTCGAACTTCGTACCAAGGCCCGCCGTCTGGTTCGCGAGCATGGGGTAAAGGTGATTATCATCGACTACCTTCAGTTGATGAATGCCAGCGGCATGTCGTTCGGCAGCCGTCAGGAAGAGGTGAGTACGATTTCGCGTTCGTTGAAGGGGTTGGCCAAGGAGCTGAACATTCCCATTATCGCCCTGTCTCAGTTGAACCGTGGTGTAGAGAACCGTGAGGGAGAAGAGGGCAAGCGTCCGCAGTTGAGCGACCTTCGCGAGTCCGGAGCCATTGAGCAGGATGCCGATATGGTGTGCTTCATCCACCGTCCCGAATATTACAAGATTTATACTTCCGCCGACGGCACAGACCTGCGCGGCATGGCGGAGATTATCATAGCCAAGCACCGTAACGGTGCCGTGGGCGATGTGCGCCTGCGCTTTATCGGCCAGTACACCCGCTTCCAGAATCCGGAAGACGATATGGTTATTCCGCCGCCTACCGAGGGTATGGGAGGAGCCACGTTCGGTTCGCGTATGAATGCGCCCATTGGCAGTCCCTCTACGCCACCGCCTCCGTCTGCCTCCGATTATATGCCTCAAACGGACAATCCGTTTGGCGGGGTGGGATTGGACGGGCCTGTACCGTTCTAATGGTATTGGGCAGAACCCCTAAGATTTTTCGGAAAATATTATAGAATTAGCCAGCTAACTCGCAATGGATTAGCTGGCTTTTTGTGTCATAGGTAGTGCAGTACAACAAGAATTGCAGCAAATCTGCCAGACCGGTGTTAATCCCGAATGCACCGGATACAAAAAGCATCCCACGGGCAGTTGTAGTCATTAGGCATGTTGCATCCGGCTTTTCCGTTATAAGCACTGTTCCAAAATACAAATATATATTTGTAATCGGAAGTGGCATATAATCCGCGATAGTCTTTGTCTTTATAATATGGAGACACTTTGGATTGCAGATAACCGCAATATGGCAGGAAAAGCGTATTGCCGAATTTGAACCCTTTCTTGCTTCCACTTACTGCATCTATCGTATAACCTGCTTCCTGTAACTTGGTGAAGTCCTTGGAACTTGGAGTGCGCCATGTGTTTGCCGGAGCGATTTTACTGCATGGGTCATTCGTCGGATTCCAGGTTTTTACAGGATCTGTTTTAAGGGATGGATATGGCAGCAGTGCATTATAATAGAATATTTCGCCGGTATTTGTACCTCCTATGAAGTCTTCTGTATTCGGAAAGAATTTATATTCATTGTTCTCGTAATAAAGATTTCCGTTGGCCCATATTACGCCTCCGACTATGTAACCTTGTTCTGTACTAAAATCTATGCTGCTGTAGTATGTATTGTTTGCAGTAAATGTCAATCCGTCCGCTGTGATACTTTTGTTTGTGTAGGCTTTTCCGCCAACAGTCAAATCCAGGCTGACGGTTATCTTTGCAGAGTTTTGAGGAAGTAAATATATGTATTCGCTATATACTTCCATGGCGTCCGGATTGTTCCAAAGTATGTTTACGGTTTCTGTATTCTCTTCTTGTACATTCAATGTGTTGTCGGTAAATGAATAGACTGCTGTCTTTTTAGGCAATGTTATGGAACCGGAACATGCTGTGATGTTACTCATTCTTCCACTTTGTGCTTTTGCCAATACCCTATATCGTGCGCATAGGTGTTTGAATACAATATTGTCCAAAGTGTATTTACTATCTTCCGCTTTGTTAATGCTGATATTAGGCTTTATGCAGATCATGAAATTTTGTCCGTTTGAAACAGGTATATTGGTTGTACTGTTATCGAAGCCGGCTAAGGAATTTAAATTGCCAAAAGAATAGCAGACAAACGTATAAGTTCCTATTAGAAGGGATAGTTTCTTGTTCGTTTGCACGCTGCTACCCGATAATCTGTAATCTCCGTAACCGGCATAATTGGCCGTTGAAATATCGGCGGCATCTGCACATTTGTAGGCTATCACCCTGAAAGTGATGTTATCTTCCATATTCGCCCAGCGGGTATTTATGCCGCTTTTTGCAGTTCCTTTCGTATCGGGAAGCGTATGTATTTTTATATTCAGTCCGTCTTCCTCTTTCCGTACGGTTGTTTTCTCTGAGTAATTCCGGGTGTTGATATAATCCTTTGTACTCCACCCATCGGTCTGTGGCGCTTTGACTTCGACCAATACATTATCTTCTGGAAAATATTCCGTTTCATCGGTACTACATCCGGTTACGAATAATAGTATGAATATTGTATAGGATATGATTTTTGCCATCTGTTTTATATTGTTTTTAGAGTAATGTTATTGTTCCCTTGCCCGCTTCTGTCTGGCTGCCCCATGCTTCTGCCGACAAGTCGGCAGTAACGGACAATACAATGTCGCCGTGGAGTGCTTCCTCTTCTGTTGTATAGCCTATGCTGTTCACAGCTTTGATATTTACGATATAGCGGCAATTCCTTTTAATAGGAATATAACTCCCGTTGACGGTCAGGTCCACTCTGTAATAATATGTATTTCCTGTATAAATCCCGCCTATGACCAGACATATATTGTTATCCTTGTTGGTTCCCTGTTCTGCTTCTGCTATATAGATAGTCCGTAGCACTGATTTATCATCTGTACAGGTATAGGTCAGGACATCATTGGTGCCGGCATCAGAAGGTACGGATACGGCTGAAACCACATTGCCGGTGATTGCCTTACTGTCTACGGGGGCAGCATAGCCTTTATTGTTAGTCCGGTATATGCTGACGGTTTTTAATGCGAATCCGCCGACTCCTGTTGCTGTCTCTTCCTTGAGTCCGCAGCCCACATCTATACGCGCCAATGCACGAAGCAAGGTGATGGAACCCAAAGTAGTGGCAGAAGTTATCGATTGCGCAGTGGCACTTTCTCCCCACATGGGAAAAGGAGTGTAATCTGAGGGATTGGCCGTGTTCCAGTTGCCGCTGGCGCTGAACGTAATTTTTCTTAGTACCTCGTCTTTAGGAGTGTTTTCCTGAATGGCCGGTAATTGTTTGCCGGCATTGGGTATGACAACTAATCTGTACTTTTCTTCCGCTTGACTTTGCTTTAGGGTCACTGTATACCGGTTTGCCTGCAACTGTATCTGCGGAGTTTCATAGGCAAAGAGCTCGGAAGTTCCTTCTACCTTGAAGACCAATACTTTCAGTTGTTCAATATCTATCGCATTTTCTTCATCGGCTGTGATAGCACGTGTACGTGCATATTCCCCTGCTTCCGGTAACGAAAGGCGGAGTGTCAGTTGCACTTCCGGAATTTCGAGTTGTGCGGTATCGCATGATGCCAACATGGCAACAATGGTTGCAGTGAAGACTATAACAGATAATGCGGTCATTTTACCACTTTTGTATTTCAATAATTGTGTCATACTTCTCCTTACTTAGATTTCTGTGTTCTGGTTCACTTCTCCCCAAGGCAAGACCTTTACTGTTGCTTTTATTTGTGTGTTTTTGAAGTCAATTTCAATGTCCGTTTGCTTTCCTGCCATTACGTAGAGAGGTTTTCCTTCATTGTCCCGTTCCACTGTACATACCTTGTCCTGCCCTCTGTATATGTCTATTTCTATGCCCTTTCCTTCCTCGGTAGGAAAAATCCTGAAAGGGGGAACATGTACATTGCCTTGCTCATCGGTAATGGATAGCGGCTTGTACTCGGCATTTTCGCCTGTCACTTTACCTGTGAAGTCCATTTCCGTTCCCGTGCCTCTTATAAGAAGTGTATAGTTTTCTTCTTGTCGGGGATATTGCTCTTCCAGGTGCAGGGTATGTATGCTAAGTCCTGCTGCTATTCTTTTCATTACCAATGTGATGCTTTCTTCCTGTATGCTTCTTGTGGCGGTATTATTCAGCTCCTTGCGGCAATAGAACATATCCGTTACAGGCAGATGGTTGCCTTCGGTATGCCTTTTCAGTTTCAGGCGTGCATTTTCGATGGAGGTTCCCGGCAGGATGGGGATAGTAATCAAGGTGTCTTCCTTGATGTTTCCCCATGCTACGAGTGTCAGTCTTTCGCTCTTATGGTTTCCAAAGAGATATTCCAACGATGCTTTTGCCGGTATCATTCTTATAAATCCTTTTTCTCCAAACAGATAAACTTCCGATTTTTCCAGTATCCCGTTTCCGGTCAGGTCATTTCCTTGTTCATCCACTGCCTGTGTGTTCAGCTTGTATTGTACACAGGCGTTCATCTCTTCCCGTATACATGATGTGTGCAGGAATATGAGGCATACATGTAGTGCCGTAAGTATGGATATTCGGAGAAACTTCATGGCTATTTTAAGTATTGTTTGTTATTCAGGTTTTATTCGAAAGTCACATCCTGGGTAATATTCAATGCCCAGTCCGCCACGCTTACCGTCAGTTGGAGTGAAGTAGGGGTTATATCTCCCATAGGATCTGTAATACCTATACTTTTGATGGTGGCTTTTATGCTGTAAGTAGTGTTACGGGCTATGTTTGAAGTGCCTGTGCCCGAACCTCCGGTGATGGTTGTTCCGCTCTGGCTTTTATTGATGATTATCGGGTAATAGATGGTACTTCCCGTATCGTCCGCGTTTTTCTTGAATGTACCTTCCAGTACCAATGCCGTATGGGTGGTTTCCTCGTTTGGGAGAACATAAAACCAGTAGTTGGCCTGATGTTCAGTTTTTACATCCGTAGCAGGGCTTATCGCATTTGCCAGATAATCTGCTGTTCCGTTGGAACTGTCGTAGTTTCCGCTCAGGTAAGCAGGGATTCCCATTTTCGTTGTGCTGTATTCGCCTGTGCCCGGTACCACTTCCTTTATTGCATTTCGGACAAAGATGTTTTTCAGCTCATACGTTGCTGCTGAGTACTGCCCTTTGGGGTCGAACTCAGTTTTGATGCTGCTTATCGATATTCTTGCCACAAGCCGGCTTAATTGGGCGGTTATTCCGTCATTGTCGCCTGCGCTCAACGTGAAGGTGGCGTTGCCGTTTTTGTCTTTTATATTTCCGCTCATGGGCAGGCAGTCTTTGGTTTGTGCATCCGCCAATGCGATGGTCTTCTTCAAGAAATCGTCCTTGCTCAGTACACCTGTAAAATAACTATCGGAAGGAGCGTTGGCTACTACGATACCCGTACAGTCTGTTGCCGGTGTGCAGCTGATGGTTGTTGCCGAGGCTGTGTTTTCGGTTACGGTATGCAGGGTATTTACGGTGTTGTCGCTGTTAAAAATAGCAACAGTGAAATGCTTTACAGTGTTCTCTTCGGCTTGCGTGGGTAAATCATCACCGGTTGCTTTGGTATTTATTCCATTCCCGATCAGACGCAGTTCCAAAAGTGCTGTTTTATCTTGCGGTTGAGGAACTGTCAGTTCGTTGTCGTCACTGCTGCATCCTGTCAGTGTAAGGATGGCTGTTGCCAATGTTGCCCATAAAAAATTGTTTGTTTTCATATGCATCTGTTTTTTAAAGTGTTAATATGTAATTTGTTATTGTTTGTCATTATTTTATTATATATACCAGGGAGATTGCCGCTTTGGTAGGTGCAATGAAGTTTCTATTGCCTGCTCCTGTCTTTTCTCCGCAACTCGAACAATAGTAACGCTCATATCCGGTGTGAAGAAATCCCATTCCGATGCTTGTTTCCACTCTCCAATGGGAAGACAGGATAAAATGATAGCCATACGATATTCCTATTCCTACAAAATCTCCTTCGTATCTTGACGAGCGCATTCCTTTGAATATTCCGAAAGGCAATTTTATTTTGCTTATGTTGTATACTCCATACATGAGATTTATCCCCAAGAAACTTCTTTTATAGGGTTGATACATCCAATAGCGCAATTCTGGTTGTACAAACCAGTGCTTCAGGTATTTGTCTTTGCCTATTGAGAAAGGGTTGTAATGAAGTCCGGCTTCCAGCGTAAAACGTTCGGAGAGTTTTACCTCTGCACTAAGATTGGGAGAAGAGAGTGCTCCGGTGAGCAGGTCACTTTTTACAGCTATGGTTTGCGCTTTCAGTCTGCTTGTATAAGGCAATATTGCAAACAAAGCCGATATTATGATATAGTTTATCTTTTTCAATTTATTGTCCTCCTTTTATAAATCTGTCAGTGTAATTTCCTTCAGGTATATTCTGGCTATCTGGTTTATTATTCCGAGTTTCTGGGCGGCTCTTCCGTATTGTGCATAGAACTGCTCGGTAATGGGGCGGTTGCAGTTCAGATGTTCTCCCGTGGCTTCGAGAATATCCAGCAGGGATATTTCCACAGCTTTTCTGGCAGGGATGTAGGACTGTATTTCCAGCGGATTTTCCGTGTCTTTCAGAAGGATGAACTTTGCGATGGAAAGTTGTAATAATAGTGCTTGTTTTTCTTTTTCGGTAAGTGTGCACGGTTTTATGCAAGTACCGTAGTCTCTTGCATAAATACATTTGAGTACTGCAATGGCAGTCTGTGTTCTGGGCGTTATCATGTAGTTTTCTTGTTTGTTTGATTTGGGTATCTGTCCGTTACTTTGTAGGTAACGGGAAATTGCCGTCAGGCATCTTGCAGAAGCGTCTGCCACGTGTGCAGCCGGGTTGTATATCTGATAAATTTATACAACAGGTGTTTTCCTGCTTTCCGTTCGGAAGGCGGCAGGCTGATTATTGCTCTATAGGTTGGGGCTGGTTTGTTCTGTTTTGTCTGCTGTCGGTCTTTTACGCCGTATCCGATAAGATTTTATCTTTTTTGTTTTGTTTTTCAAGTTTTATAATTACTTTTGCGGTAGGAATATCTCCCGTTACCTACAAAGTAATTCCTTTGTAATAATCTGTATCATAGTAATATACAGAAAATATATCCCAGCCATCCTTATCGGTTTCCGCATTTCTTTACGTAAGCAATAATTTTCTTGTTGGCCTTGTCCAGCGCTTCGTTTTCGAAGGGTTTCAGATAGGTTTCCGTGACCTTTACCGATGAATGCCCCAGTGCGTTGCTTATTACTCCCACAGTGACTTTGGTGTGGAACGCCGTTGTGGCCCATGTGTGTCGTGCGGTGTAGGAGGAGAGCTTTCCTCTCAGTCCGAGTGCGGTTGCCAGCAGTTTGAGCTTCCGGTTGAAGCTCCGCAAGACCTGCTGGTAATGTCGGTATTCTTCACGCCTTCCCAGCGGGAAACGGCAGTTTTCGTCTCCCAGTATGTTGAGCAGGTAGGGCGAACCCGTGCGGCGGTCGGCGCATTGGCGGATAAGCTCTGCCGCTTCGGCGGTGACGTGTACACGTATCTGTCTTCCCGTTTTCTGTCTGCAGTAGGTAATTACCCCGTCCTTGAAATCGCATTTGCGCAGCCTTGCAAGGTCTGCAAAGGGCATGCCCCTCAGCAGGAAGAGCAAGGCGAACCATATCTGCGCTTCTTTCAGCTCCCGGCGCACGGAAGCGGAGATGTCAAGGGTCTGTCCCATTTCGGCGGGGAGCAGGGCTCGTTTCACGTCGGCACGGGTTCCGGTGTATACATGCTTGAACAGTCCGGGCACATATCCGGTGAGGCCCGCCAGCAACGCGCGGTTGTATACGGCCCGCAACATGCGCAGGTAGGTTGACATGGTGTTCAGCTTGAGCATCCTCTCCAGCAGGTGTCTTTCGAACTTCTGTATCGTGGCGACGTCAAACACTTTCCGCATCCGTATTTCGGTTTTGGGGTGTTGGCTTTCCCAGTACCGTTGGAAAGCCCGCAGCATGCTGCGGTATACATGGGCGGTTCCGAACCGCCCTTCGTCTTCCAGCTCCTGTATGACTGAAAGCGTAAAGGTTGTTAAATCTTTCATGATCTGTTAGTTTTATAATATTTACAGTCTTTGCGTGCGCCATTACCGCACGCGATATACTATATTGCACTTTATGAAATTTATTTACTTGCGGACAACGCTCCGGTTTCGAAGAGCATCCGGCCTGTATTATGCTTTACTTTTTTGTATACCTTTGCCCTCATTTTTCTAACAAAATGTACTAAAAATGAAACAGACAGATTACGAATGGATGCTTTTCGGATGTCATCCGGTGTCCGATGTGGCTATGGCCTACTGCTCTTGCGAGCACACAACTTCCTCTACGCGCGCTTTCCGCAAACTGGTGAAACTTTATCCGAGGCTTTACGAGGCCCTTTGCCGGTACGGATATACCGAGCGCACCACTACACTGGTTCCTTTGCAGATAGCTGCCATTATCCGCGAATGGGGGATGCCGGGCGAAGCTTTTCTTGAAGGCCAAAAACGTTTTAAGGAAGAAAACTACTGATATATTTTAATATATCAATTCTTTCTTTATTTCTTATGTGTCCGGCAAATGTCCGGAAGGCTGTCCGCTTAAGGGCGCAATCCCTTGAGGGACAGCCTTTATAGGTGTACGCCGGGGTGTCCGGAATGTTGTTCATGCCAAAAGTAGCTTAAAATAGTTATTTTCCACCGAAACCGGCTATTATTTACCGAAACTTACCGGAACTGCATGCCGGGGTTGCGGGGCGTTGCATTCCCCTCTATCTTTGCTGCGTAATTAAAAACAACGAAATGTTAGAAACAACTGAAAAGGGGTATGTCATGGTTCCCCGACAACTAATCCATGATATTATACGCGAGTGCCCGGAAGCTGCCGGAGAACAGGAAGCCTTTCTGCGTGTGCTGCTCTATGCCAATTACAAGGAGAGCGTTTACCGCCGCAACGGGGTGGAGTATGTATGTGCACGTGGCGAAAGCCTGTTCAGCTATCTGCAATGGGCCGAAATCCTTGGCTGGAGCCGCGGGCGCACCATGCGCTTCTTCAAAAGGATGTTCGCCTGCGAGCGGCTGGTGCATCTGGACGACGGACTTTCCACGCATATCCGCATCCCCGATTATGATGTCCGGATATCCCGTGCGGCCAAAAAGGAACCGGCATCCGGCACACCGTCCGACAATGGCTTCAAAGCTTTCTGGGAACAGTATCACGAGATTACCCGCAAGGATAAGGTAAATCCCGGCAAGGCACGCAAGGTCTGGAACAAACTCTCTGCCGGTGAGCGCATCGCCGCCCTGGAGAATATCGAAACCTACTACTACCACCTCAACAACACCCTGTTCTGCCTGCAAGCCGTGAACTACCTCTCCCACAAAGCGTTTTTGAACGAGTACGAATACGAGTATTGACGAACCGTTTACCATAACACACATATAATGTAATGGCTGAAATACTGAATCCGCAGGATGCGGAACTTGAAGAAGTTATACTTGGAGCCTGCCTCATAGGGCGCGAAGCAATGCCGATGGTGGCAGACCGCTTGCGTCCGGAGATGTTCTATTTTGATAAGAACGCTTTGATTTATGCCGCCATGCAGGTGATGTACCGGGAAGGGAGGCAGATAGATATTATCACGGTGAAGAATGAACTTGTGGCACGCGGCAAGCTGGATGCGGCAGGCGGGCCGTATGAGCTGACCCGTATCAGCGGCAGGGTGGCGTCGGCGGTGCACCTGGAATATCATGTGCTGATTTTGCGCGAGAAGTACTTGCGGCGGGAGATGATACTCGGATTCCATAAACTCCTGGCGCTTGCAGCCGATGAAACGACGGACATCGGCGACACGCTGGTGGATGCCCATAATCTGCTGGACCGCCTGGAGGGAGAATGCGGCACTATCGAGCACTTGCGTGATATGGATACCTTGATGGACGATACGCTGCAACAGGTGGATGCGCGTCGGGCATCCGGCTCGAACGGGGTTACGGGCATCTCCACCGGTCTTGCCGACCTGGATCGCCTGACTTCGGGCTGGCAACGGGGCGACCTGAATGTCATTGCCGCCCGTCCTGCCGTGGGCAAGACGGCCTTTGCCCTGCATCTGGCACGTGCCGCCGCCACCGCAGGGCACCATGTGGCGGTGTACAGTCTCGAAATGCAGGGGGAACGCCTGGGCGACCGGTGGCTGATAGCCGCTTCGCCGGATGTAAATGCCCGTCATTTGCGTAGCGGACAGCTCACCGATGATGAAGTGGCGCAGGTGAGGACGGCGGCTTCTGAACTTCGTGTCCTGCCCATCCATGTGGACGACCATCCGGTAACGAGCATGGATCGTGTGCGCTCTTCGGCACGTATGCTGCAAAGCAAAGGCAAGTGCGACCTGATTATTCTGGATTATCTGCAACTCTGCGATATGAAGTCCGACCAGAAGAACCGGAACCGGGAGCAGGAAGTGGCGCAGACCACCCGTAAGGCAAAGCTCATGGCGAAGGAACTGAATGTGCCCGTCCTGCTCCTGAGCCAGTTGAACCGGGGTAGCGACGGACGCCCCTTCAGCCGTCCTATCCTGAGCGATTTGCGCGAGAGCGGCGCCATCGAGCAGGATGCGGATATGGTGATGCTGCTCTATCGCCCTGCGCTGGCAGGCATCAGGACGGAACCGGTAAGCAAGTATCCGTCGGAACACCTGGGAGTGGTGATTGTGGCGAAGCACCGCAACGGAGAGACGGGCGATGTGTACTTTGCGCATAACCCCAGCATGACGAAGCTGGGCGAGTATGTTCCGCCTACGGAATGGCTGATGAGGAATGCGAAATGATACCCCAATATTAATGTATTCATTACTTATATAGAGAATATAGGAAAAACAGATGGTGCGTGGAAGGTAAACGCATGGTCTGCCGGAGTGGAACAGACGGTCTGTAAGGAGCAAACAGACCGTCTGTTTTTTTACCTGGTTTTCTGATAAAAAAGTGCGCGGATTGTTGAAAATAAATGGCTGAATACTTGACTTTGCCTCTTGAATTTAGTATCTTTGTTATATGCTTAAAGAGAGGTAAATCATTGATTAAGGCGCCTTTTTACTCTTCCTTTTTGTGTTTGTTTTTTGTAAGTAAGTACGTACAGTCGGCTTACACTTGATTCCTATTTATTTTTTAACCTAAACTTTATTTTTTTATGGATGTACTTGTAGAGCGCTTTCAGCGCCGGAAGGATGTAACGGATCCTAATTCTCAGAAACTGTATTATCTCCGTCAGAAGCCTAAGACCTGCGGCAAGGTGGATATTGATGTCCTTGCCGCCAGTATTCAGAAAAACTGTGCCATGACGAAGGGTGATGTGAAGCACGTAATCGAAGCCCTTGTGGAAGAAATCCAGACGAACCTTGCCAACGGCGACAAGGTGAAGCTGAACCAGCTCGGCACGCTTCACATGACGTTTCGCTGTCCGGGTGTGGAGAAGTCGGAAGACTGCACGGTGAGGAATATCTCCAAAGTGAATATCCGCTTTGTGCCCGACAAGGAGCTGAAGCTTGTGAACGGCAGTACGGCTGCCACCCGCAGTCCGGCAAATGTGTCTTTCGCGCTGGACAAGCCTGCGGACGGCAGTTCTTCCGGTGGCAACAGCGGCGGTAGCGGCGGTGAAGAGGAGAACCCGCTCGGATAGGCCGTGACCGGTCTTTACCGTCAATAGACAATGCGGCGAATCTGTATGGCCGCCGGACGTATGTTTTTTTAATCTAACCCTTAATTTAAATCTTATGGCAACAAAATCAAACTGGTGGGACAAGCTCCTCAAAATCGTAATTGCAGTGGCTTCGGCTGTTTTAGGTGCTTTAGGCGTACAGGCAATGCCTGCCTGATTTATACTTTATACTTAAGTTACGTACTTTATACTTAAAGGAAGTGAGATTTATCAACCTCATCGTCATTCATTGTTCCGCTACCCGTTGCGACCGTAGCTATACCGAACATGAGTTGACCACAGACCACCTGCGCCGGGGATTCTCCGGCGCAGGTTATCACTATTATATCCGCAGGAACGGTGATATAAAGACGCTCCGGCCTTTGGAACGTTCCGGGGCGCATGCCAAAGGCCATAACGCTCACAGTGTCGGTATTTGTTACGAGGGCGGGCTGGACGAGCGGGGGCATCCTGCCGATACCCGCACCGATTTTCAGAAACACTCTTTGCGGGTGCTCGTCATGCTGTTGCTACGCGATTATCCCGGCAGCCGCCTCTGCGGGCATCGCGACCTCAGCCCCGACCTCAACCGTAACGGCGAGATAGAACCCGAAGAATGGATAAAGGCGTGTCCTTGTTTTGACGCTGCATCCATTCTGCAAGAACCGCCGCCCCCTAATCCGGTCTCATTGTAATGCAATTGTTATATGCGAAAGGTTATGTTATGCTTTTTTTACTAAATAATGTTATTGGGATAAACAATATTCATGTGTTCTTGTTATATTTGTAATCATTTCAATTTACTTAATAAATACAATTATGATAACAGAAAAATTACAGAATGCAATTAACGAGCAGATTACGGCTGAGATGTGGTCGTCCAACCTTTATCTGGCAATGTCTTTCTACATGGAGAAAGAGGGTTATTGTGGTATGGCTTCCTGGTTGAAGAAGCAGTCGTTCGAAGAACATGCACATGCTTGTGAATTGGCATCGTATATCATCAAGCGTGGCGGCAAGGCCAAATTGGATAAGGTTGACGTTGTTCCCAACGATTTCGGTACTCCGCTGGAAGTATTCGAGCAGGTTTACGAACACGAATGCCGCGTATCGAAGATGATTGACGCTCTCGTAGACGTAGCTGCCGCTGAAAAAGATAAGGCTTCCCAGGACTTCTTGTGGGGATTCGTTCGCGAGCAGGTAGAGGAAGAAGCTACCGCTGCCGGTATCGTGGATATGGTGAAGAAAGCCGGTGCAGCCGGAATCTTCTTTATTGATGCGAAACTGGGCGAAAGAAAATGA